AACGTGATGAGAAAGGTAATCCAATCATCAATAAGGAAATGGCTAAACAGGCATTCGATATAGCTACAGGTGGAACGTATAAACAAAAGCTAGGTAAGAATACCAATTACATCTTTATGCCATATGGATTTACGCAGAACAGTTTTGAAGATCACATCAAAAATCATTTTAGAACTCAGTATCGAAAAGAGACAGGCTTCCTTCCTCCTGACGAAGACATTTTAAAGACACACGTAGTACAACCTGTACCTAATGCTACTGGATGGTTCATGTTTTTACAGCCTAATGGCAAAGTGATGAAGAATCCTAAAACAGCAAAACCGTACATTATGAGAATTTGGAAATAACAAGGATAAAAAGATGGGCTTATTAAGTGGAGAATTTACAGAACAAGACTTAGCCTTTGATGAAACGAAACTAACAGATCCTAAAAAGTTCAAACGTGGAACACTATCTGACATCGGACTAGGAGCAGTATCAGGTGTCGCTAAAGGTGTTACATCCGTATCTAACGCTGCAAGCCGATTTGTAGAAGGTGATGAAGTTGCAGATAAACGTATGCAACAAGCAAATGAAGCTTTCACTCCACTTAATCAAGGCACAGCAGGACATATCGCTTCAGGTATTACTGAAGTTGTATCAGCAGGGGCAGTAGGCGCACCATTAGGACCTTATGGAATGGCTACTACAGTAGGCTTAGGTACAAGAGCAATTGAACATACCAAACTTACACAGCAATTAGGTGTAGATCAAGAAACAGCAGATACAGCATCTAATATTTATGGAGCTACAAACGCTGCCTTAGCTTTTCTCCCTATCTCTAATGTATTTAAGAAGTCTCTAGTAGCTGACTATGCAGCTTTAGTAGTAGCTCCAACAGCCGTAGGACAAGCATCTATTTATGCAGAAGGAGCTTATTTAGATAGCAAGGGATACGAGAAGCAAGGTCAGATGTATAAAGATATGGCTACAGATCCTAATGCGATCTTTATGAACATGGCTATTGGCTCTACCTTCTTTGCAGCAGGACGTTATATGAATGCTAAAGGGAATGCAGACTTACCTGAAGCAGAGGTCCATAAAGCTGAAGCAGATTTCAATGCAACAGTTGAACAGGCTCAAGCAGATGCAGATATAGCAAGTATGCCTAACGTAGCAGAGACAGTAGATGATCTAGCTCAACATCAAACTAATATCAACCAAGCGATTGAACAAGTGATGAAAGGGGAGAAGGTCAATATATCTGAAGCTACAGGTGGTCAACTTAAAACATTAGATGATGTAAAGAAGTATCTTCAAACTAATCATAATGTTGTTTCAAGTAATAAACAAAACAATAGCTCTAACAATACAGTTAATAAAATTGATATTAAAGCTCCTGTAGCTCCTAAGAAAGATCAACTTGTTAAAGATACATATCAACTTGCACAAGCAGCAGGATTCAGTCCTGCACAAGCTAGAGCATTAGTTGGAGAAGTAGGTAGAGAAAATGGATTCAATCCTAATACTATGTTTGGCTTTCATACTGATCAGGCGAACAGTAAAAAGAATGGTGGTATTTTTAGTTGGCAAGGAAGTAGGGCTACAGCTTTAGAAGCTCATATGAGAGCTAAAGGCTTAGTTAATGCTAATGGAACATTTAAACAGACCAATGAATCTTTACAGGCTCAATTTGAGTTTTTAAGAAAAGAGATTGAAGCTAATCCTAAATGGAAAGCTAACTTCTTAGATAAGAAAAACATTACCAACGATGAAGCAAGATCTGCTTTAGGTGGTGCAGGTTCAGTTATTGGATGGGCTAGAGGACAGAACAAACTGTCTAGCGGTAAAGCTTTTGATTGGAGATCCCATGAAGCTACAGCTAATAACTATTCCAATATGGTAGATGGTCAACCTACAAGCCATGTTTTTGAATCTGCAACAGAATCAAATGTAGAACAAGCTCCTATTAAGCCTGAATCAAGCTATGAAGGAACAGTAGATCGTTTAGACCTAGATAACCTTCCTGAAGTAGATGATTTGTTTATCAGTCCACACGATATAGCTGCTTTTGAACAAAAAGGTGCATGGAACGAAGTAACAGGAGATCTGACAACAGAACAGCTAGACCTTCCAAACATGGTATTAGATGAACATGGAAATCTAGTTCCTGATCTTCCTGATCCAAACTACAAACCTATGTCAGATGCAGAACTCAGTAAATTGATTGATGATGTTTTTGCAGAAAGTGAGACTGTATCAGTACCTCATACATCAAATACGATTAAAGTGAAGGATAGGATAGATGATCCTGCAAAAGAGTTTAAACCTGACGAAAGCATTGCAACAGACTGGAAAGAACGTCAACGATGGGAAGACAACAAATACCATAAAGAACTGACACGTACTTATAAAGACAAGGATGGAAATACAGTTCAAGAGCTTCAATATCGTGGCTCATACGTGCGTAGAACGGTAGATGATGCACATCAAACTAAATCTATTCACGTAGGACGTTCAAATAAGAGTAATTTTGTAGACCATAAAGGCAATAAAGAACTAGAAACAGCTTTAGATCGTATATTTGATGAAGGTCGAGCTTTTGGATACCTATCTCAGATTCCTAAAGGACAGCAGACTATAGATAAATTAATTGCTAATCCTGACCTGGTTATCTCTTCTAAAAAGACAGGTGAAGATCTGACAGCAGCTCAATGGAAAGACAAACTAATCCGTGAACAAGACAATATACAAATGATGGCTAAAGCAATGAGTACCTTAGCCAAGTGTGCATTAAAACAAGCAGCATAAAAAGAATAAGAGAATTGAATGAAGAACGAATGTAAATCAGCCGTAGAAGCTGAATTAGGACGAAAACTATCTGATAAAGAAGCAGATCTATTAGAACAACAATTTATCAAAGCAAGCCGTGAACTTCCTGCCGAAGACATTAAAGCCTGGAAGAGTATGTCAGACGAAGAACGTGCTGAAGCAATTGCAGATCGAGCAATCAAGAACTATACCGATCAGCATATTAAAGAAGTAACCAATCTTGTTAATGATCTTGAAATTAGAGAAGCTTTAGTCCAAGAACTGACTTCTCATTCAAAGCTCAACCCATTAGAGAGTTTGAACCGCAAGCTTGTTATGCACACTGATCAATCTGGTATCCAATCAGTTGAACACAACATACAGGCAATCGAAGTTCGATACATGGGAGCTTTAGCAGACGTATTTACCAAAACTCAAAAAGGCTTAGGCTATTTAATAGACGCTGACAAAGTAAAACTATTAGTTAAAGAGATCTTCGGCAAGCCTTCAGGAGATGCTGAAATAGCAGGACTCGCTAAGGCAGTACAGGACACATTGGAACAGCTCAGACTTCACTATAACCGTTATGGCGGTGACATTAAGAAGCTTGCTAACTACGGTATCCCTCAATCTCATAGCCATTACAAAGTTATTCAGGCAGGGCAGGATGCATGGGTCAAATACACACTTCCTATGGTGGATCGTTCTAAATACCGTAAAGAAGACGGTTCACGTATGAATGAAGCCGAAGTCGCTGAAGTTCTAAAGTCGGTATATAACACCATTGCTTCAGAAGGACATAACAAAGCTTCAGTACAGGCTCATGCAGTTCAATCAGAAACAGATCTTCCTGTAGGTATGAACATGCAAGCTCTTCACCAACATCATCGTGAGGTCCACTTTGCAGATGCGGATGCTTGGGTGAAGTATCAAGAAGACTTCGGGGAAGTTAATTTCCATGACTTGCTGAGTAACCATGTTCGTAGAATGAGTACCGAAATAGGCATGATGCAGACCTTTGGCTCGAACCCAGAGAAACTTGTGAAGCAGCTAGGACACGACTTGCTCAATAAGATGATGCAAGATCCAAAGTACGTTAAAGAGCATCGTAAGATTCAGAAGCAAGCAGCTCTAATTAATAAGCATTATGACGAACTTGCTGGACAAGCTCTTCCAATCGACAGCAACTTAGCTCAAGTAGGCGGTATGCTCAGATCATGGACCGTTAGTACAAAGCTTGGGTCGGCTTTTTTGACTAGTTTTAGTGATCAAGCGACTATGAAACTAGCTTCTGAGATGCATGGTATCGCTTATACAAAAGTATTCGGTAAGCACGTCAAACAGTTCTTTAATAAGGAAAACAGAGACTTTGCTATCAGTATTGGTTTAGGCGTAAGGGAGATGACAAATAGCCTTGTGCGTTTTGGTGACACGGACATCGCTTCAGCTTCAACGAAAGTTTCAAAGGCAAACACGACTGCAAGAAAGATAGCAAATGCTGTAATTAGAAGTAGCGGTTTATCACATGTAACGGCTAGTGCGAAAAGGGCTTTCGGCAGTTCTCTTATGCATCATGTATCTAACTTGAACTCTACTAAAGCTTGGGATCAATTAGGACCTAAAGATAAGAAGATGCTGGAAGGTGGAGGTATTAAAGAAGATGATTGGACACTACTTAGAGACATTACTAGAACTGAAGCTCCAACAGGAGAAAAGCTAGTCACTAATAAAGACATCTTTAATGCTTCAGATGATCTATTCCTAGACTTCCATCAATTCGACAGAACAGGATATACAGCTCAAGAGCTTGCTGATCATGCTTTTAGATTAAAAGAGCAATTTGCCAACAAGTACATGAACTATATCTATACTGAAACGAATGCTGCTGTGCTCGAAGTTGGAAGTAGAGAACAGGTTTTTATGGGCCTTAACAGCAATCGTGGGACAGTAACTAATGAATTAACAAAGTTCTTTTTTCAATTCAAAAGTTTCGGAGTTTCCATGGTTATGCGCCAATGGGGGCGTGGTATAGCTCAAGGTACACCACAAGAGAAGTTTGTGTATTTTGCAAAGCTATTTGCTTATACAACTGTTATGGGTGGACTTGTTGCTCAGATTCAAAACCTAACACAAGGTAAAGATTTAGATGATCCAACAACACTAGATTTCTATATAAAGTCCATTGTCAAAGGTGGGTCTGCTTCCTTCTTGGCAGATGCTATTTCTGCTACTTCAGATCCTACAGAACGTAGTGTAAAAGACTTCATTATCCCTGCTGCATTCAAGGATGTAATGTCAGTAGGAACAATGGTATCAGGAGCAGGTCAAGCTTATCTATCAGAACGAGAATCAAGCTATGGAGCTGAAGCTATAAATACAGTTAAGAACAATATACCTTTCCAAAATTTATGGTATTCAAGACTCGTATTTGACCGCTTAGTGATTGCAGAGCTTCAAGATGTATTCGATGAAGGCTACAGAGAACGTAAGCAACGTAGACAAGAAAACAATCACAACATGAGCTATTGGTGGGATCTTAATAACGATGAGATCCGTACCCCTGATATTAATATACAGGACTAAACACCATACGTCTGCTTACAATGTATGTACCAGTAATCAAAAGCTTTATTTAATTTATTTATTAAATGATTAGTTTCAGAATATAGAATAGGATTATTGGATGAACATTGATAACACAACTTTTCACCTGACATATATTCATAAAAATCGAGAGCATTATCACTAATTAATGTGATAATTTTTCTAGCAAAAAAGAACATGTTATTCGTAAGTTCATACAGATTAGTACTTTTAAATGGGTAGTCTAAGGAGTGAGCATCTTTAAGTACATTCTCAATTTCTATGAGAGTTAAAATATCACTTGTTATTCTCTCAGGCTCAAACTCTGAGACAACTTTCTTAAGATACATCATAGGGAAATGAGTAAATATACCCAATACAATTGTAGTGTCTGCTTCACACTTGATTAATGGATTTTTACTTACCCTCATTTCATGATCATTTTTTATTTTATAAAGTAGATTAACAGGATACTTTTCAGGATGATCGTCAATTAATTTATGATGCTCTCTACAAAGTAGAATTAAATTTGAATAGGTATCGTTATTTGCCATTTCAGGAACATAACGTGCTGAACCCTCATTTTTACCGTAGATGTGCGCTCTTTCACCTAAGTTTGACATGTCATTATAAACTGGGTTTAAAACATCTTTCTTACAGTAATTACATAAACCTGCTGATCTAGAATAGAGTAATAGGGTATCTCTATCAGAAATAGCCATAAGACAACACATTAAATAATAAGAATAAAAACTAATATAACAAAATAACTATGAGCAAAATAGAAGAATATAAATCAGAGCTAGTCCGTATTCAGGATATAGCCATACTCGATACAGTTGATCTAGTTGAACGTGCTAATGGCTGTGACAAAGAAACAAAAGTAGGTAGAGGTGATGCATTTTGGCTATATAAGTCTGCTAACCAAACTTTAGCTATAGCCGCACGTATCGAACAGCTACTAGAAGCACGAAACAAGACTCAACCAATAACAACAACAGAAGACGAAGAAAAACAAAAAGAAGCTGAAGCACAAAAGCTACTTCTATCAGTCAAAAAAGAACTGACTAAACGTAAAGGCAAGACTAAACAGGATGGCAAAGAAGCTTAAACACAAAGCTACTTTTGCTGAATTTTATCTTGTATTTGCTCATACACAACGATGGACAGTACCAGACTTCCATTTAGATGTGTGTGAGTTTTTAGACAACTTTGGACCTTTAGGTGTCTTAATGATGCCTAGAGGACATGGCAAAAGTACCTTACTCGAAATATACAACGCATACCGACTCTATAAGAATCCTGAAGAACTGATCCTTGCTCAATCAGCTACAGATGCAGACAGCAATAAAACAAGTCGAGCAGTTGTTCAAATGCTTGAACAAAACCCATTAGCCTGGAACGTACAGAAGGAACGTGGCGAAGTTAAAAAGTGGTGGGTTAAAGGAAGTTCAGACGTTAAACATGGCTCAGTCCATGCAAGAGGAATCCTTTCAAACGTCACAGGGGCACGTGCTACCTATATCTGTAACGATGATACAGAAGTACCTGATACAACATCTACTCCTGAAGCAAGGGAAAAGCTCAGATACAGATTAAGCGAACAGATTCATATTTTAATTCCTGGTGGTCAAAGGCTTTTCGTGGGTACACCACATGCTGCTGACTCTTTATATGCCAATTTAATTGAAGCAGGAGCGAATCATTTAGTCCTAAAAATGTTTGAAAAAGAAGCTCGATTCACTTCAGGTCAAAAAGAGATAAGAACAACCTTTAAACCAACTTACATTTTTAGTGGTATTGGTCCACAAGCCAAACTTTTAAAAGACTTTGATGACTACAAGATCACAAAAACAGATACAGACTACCTAATCCAATTCCAAGAACAACATGGGCTAATTGACTGCTATTCAGAAGCATTATGGACAGATCGCTTTACTCCTGAAGTTATGGAGCAAAGACGTAAAGAGTGCGGAACACTAGGAGAATGGGATTCTCAATATCAGATGCACAACAAAGCTATCAATGAGATTCGATTAGATCCTGAAAGGCTTATCCCATATCAACATGAAGTAACTTGGCATAAAGCAAATGGACACATTCAAATGCTTTTAGGAGACAAGAGAATTGTTTCAGCTACTCTAAAAATTGACCCAAGCTCAGGAAAAACTAAATCAGATGTATCAGCAGCAGCTCTAGTCTTACAAGATGAACAAGGTCGTTTATATTGGCATAGATCAGTGGCTTTAAAAGGTGATGTAGCTATAACAGATGACAACGGACAATTTACAGGTGGTCAAGCTTGGCAAGTTGCAGATCTAGTAGAAGAGTTTAAGTTGCCTAATCTTATCGTTGAATCAAATGGTATCGGGGGCTACTTTGGAACAATTCTAAGATCCGTACTCAAAAAACGTAACTTATATTGTGGTGTGATTGAACGACACGAAAACCAGAATAAGAACAAAAGAATACTAGAAGCTGTAGAAGCTCCTTTACTATCAGGCTTCCTATACGCTCACCAATCTGTTTTAAAGCTGAATGGACAGGACAGCCCTCAAGTGAAAGAAATGCGTCTATTCGATCCGTCAGTCACAAATAACAAGGATGACTATGTAGATAGTTTGGCAGGAGCCATATCAGCAGAGCCTATAAGAATAGGCACACATAATCACTATCCTACATATAACCATACCAATAACTGGCAGGCTTCTAATCAATATAACGAAATGAAGCTAGACTTTTAATAGCTCTATTATTAGTGCTAACAATAACAATAAAAATAAAACCTATTAGGATTAATAACTAAAAATGACAGTTGAAAATGTAGTTCCTTATATTAGCTATACAGCTAACGGTTCAACTAAAACTTATACGATACCTTTCTATATAAATGATAAAAATAATTTTATAGTCAAGATTAATGATGTCTTACAAAGCCTTTCAGCATACAGCTATAAGAAAATAGACAATACAATTACCTTTTATTCTATGCCTGCTAAAGATGCAGTTATAGAAATAGAACGTAGAACTCCTCTTGAGCGTTCAGCTAATTATGATACGTTCTCTAATAAGCTTAGACCTGAATCTCTTAATGCTGAACTAGATAGAGTTTGGCATAGCCTACAAGAGCTAAATATTCAAAAGTTTACTGATGTAAATCTTGATGCTTTTGATGGATTATTAACAAAGTACGGTGTACCTGCTAAGGCAGTAAGAGATGCCAGTGGTTTAACTCAACAACAAATTAACTCATTCACCATTACACCTCAGCAATTTGGAGCAAAAGGTGATGGGATTACAGATGATACTGCTGCCATACAAGCAGCTTTAGATTATGTAGCTTCATTAGGTGGCGGTACTGTATTTGTACCTGACGGCATTTATCTCGTTAAACCACAATTAAACCTATATATGTGGAGAACAGGTAGTTCAAATAGAGCTAACTATGGCTGTCTGCATATCTCAGATAACTGTTCTTTAGTTGGTTCAGGTCATAAAGCCATTATCAAATTGAACAATACAATCCATGATCCTTTAGTTAGTGATGCGCGTGGACCATATGCAACTACACATATCATCATCAACAGTAATGCACTTGGACTACCTAGACATATCGTAAACAGAAATATAGAAGTCAGGAATCTAGCTTTTAACTCAAACTGGGTGCATGAGTCTGGTGAAGCTGTAACTTTCTGTGGAGTAAGTCAATTCAGGGTTTCAGGCTGTTATTTTGAAAATACCTTCTATGAATGCTCGTATATGGTGTTCTGCCGCAACGGTATTTGGACAGAAAACCAAACTAAACTTTGTGGCTTGCCTACATCAGATCCTTTAAATGATGGCGGTGGTCCAATGGTAGATACTTCTTATGGTATCTCAGTAACCAACAATATTTTTGTAGATTCAGGCTTCTACGCAATTCTAGGTATTGATAGTTGGCACTGTAACTTTTCTAACAATGTAATCAGTAAAGAAACATACGACTACAGCTCAGGATACCAAGCAATCCGTATAGCAGGATGTAATCAATGTATTGTGTCTCAAAACCGTGTTTATGAAGCAGGATTCAACGGTATATGGATTCATCGTGGCAGAGATATGACTGTATCTGAAAACATCATCGTAAAATGTGGCTACTTTGCTAATGCAGGTTCACAGATTCACGGTATTCAATTCGACTCTAATGTAGGAACGAATAACGGCAGAAACAAGGTAATCAACAATACAACCATCTATAACAATGGTTCAGGTATTGGTGTTCTTGATGCTTATGTGCAAGGCGACTCAAAAATCTACAATGCAGGCTCACTGATACAGGGCAATACAGCTCTATATAACGGTAGGGATGGACTAGCTATCTATGGGAATAGCCATATCATTTCCAATAACATCGTAGAGAGTAATGGTATTAGCTATACAGGCGGTGTATTAGGTGATGGTTATTCAGGAATTGCGCTTAATGGGGCAAGATACTGCATTATCGAAGGCAACACTTGCCAAGACATTACTTATTCTGACCGTATCCAATTGAATCTAGACGCAGTACTAAATCTGAATACAGTAGCAGCTATGTCTTTAATGCATACAGAACAAACACAGCAATGGGGTATCAGTGAATTGCCTGGTGATATTGGTGAACTAAAAGTCAACCTAGTAAAACAAGGACTGATTGTTACCGCTACTGTCCGTGATGGCGTTACACCACACAACTTGAAGCAATGGGAAGCAATCCATATTCAAGGAAGTGGATCAGGAAATTACAGGGGCTACTTTGAAGTACTGTCTGTAATAGATGACTTCACATTTACATACAGTATGGAAGGCTACAGTCCACTTCCGTTAGACGGATCTTTAACTGAAGGGGAGGTCAACGTGTCTAAGTTCATGGTAGCTGACTACAACCTTATCACTACAAATAACTTCTCTAATAACAGAGCCAATCCAGGAGAAATACCTGTAACAGGTGGACGTAGAGTAATGAGAGTCGGTTCATTAGTTAGATGTGGAGCTAATACAGAAGTTGGCTACAACATAGGCGGAGATTGGTAAAGTTTCACTTTCAAAAAAGAGCAATAACAAAATAAAAACAAGCAGAAGAACTATAAATGAAAACAGGCGATATTTATTTATCTGCTTTCTTATTTGGTATTGGGTTCACAATCTATTTAGCAAAATCTATTGCAACTTCAGATCAAGATTCAATGAAAGTCATAGGTGCTAAGGCTGTATTAAACGGCTTCACATCTCTTATGGCAGGATCAATTCTGATTTGGGCATCTGTACCTACTATTGCAGTAGTAGGGGCAGCAGCCGTTCTAGGTACACTAGGATCTGAACTCGTCATCAAATATTTAAAGCGACATCTCAAAAAGAACATCAAAGATATAAAACTCGATAAAGAACAAGAATAATAATGGGATACAAGCTCGGTAAAAGGAGCTTGTCTAATTTAAATGGTGTTCATCCTGACCTAGTTAAAGTGGTCAAGAGAGCAATTGAACTTACCGAATGCGATTTTACAATTACTGAAGGACTTAGAACTAAAGAACGACAAGCTCAATTATTAAAAGAAAAGAAAACAACAACATCCAATAGTAGACATCTTACAGGTCATGCAGTTGACCTTGCAGCTTGGGTAGACAATACAGCCTCATGGGAATGGAAATACTACTATCAGATTGCAGATGCAATGAAAAAAGCAGCTTCAGAACTCAACGTCTCAATTGATTGGGGTGGAGATTGGAAGAAGTTTAAAGATGGACCACATTTTGAATTAACATGGTCCAAGTATCCTAAATAATAGGATTGCCCCTACTCAACTAGAGTAGGGCTTTTTTTATTAGTCTTCAATAGCTTCAGGAGTAAAGTCTACAACATCATCTAAAGACAATTGAACATGCCCTAGAATAATTTCTTTAATTTTTTCAGGAGTCATTTCAGATCCATCTTTGGGTGTGATAGTTGTGCTTTCACTTTCTTCTTCATTCGTCATAGTGTGTACAAAATCACGCACTGACTCGAATTTTCCATTTTTTAGTTGAACAGAATTTACGATTTCATATTCATGATCGAACATCCAATCGCTATGATCGAAGATCGTATAACCAACTACAGCAAATTTCTCACTTTCTTTTAAAAGCTTAAGCTCTTCAATTCCATCTTTATCAAGGATGATTCCATGACCTTTAACGATTTCAGATCCATCTTCATAAGTTAATGTGAAAGATTCACCAACTTTTGTAACAACGATATTTTTGATTTTGAACTGATTATCTGGAAGATGCTCAGCTAATTTATATTGTTCACCATCAACAAATACTTCATTAAAAGCTTCTACACTATCTTCATTACTAAAGATAAATGAATAGCGATCTTCACTGTTAGTTTTGTTATAAGCAACAATGTTATATCTGTTATCTACTAGATCTTCATACTGCTCTAAAATATCAAGAAGAGTTACAGGCTGTAGATCATACAGTGGGTTGTCATGGCGATCAGTAACTTTTAAAGATGCTAGTTCAGGATCTTCAGGATTGTAAGCATAAACTTGTTTACGAATAGAGTCGTATGAAATTACTTTTTCTGTAGCTTCAGGAATAATAAAAAAATGATGTGTATTCATATTCTCCCCCAAGAGAATAGTTTTTATAAGTAATGTCAGTATGTGTGAAATATCAAGCAATTCAATTAGCTATTAGATCATTTTCGTCTAAAAAAAGAACGATTGTTTATATTTTTTAGATAGGAATAATTCAGCTTCCTGGTAGGTCGTGAATAACATATGTTGTTCAGCAACGATCTCTAATAGTAGGACTCGAAAGTGACTGTCTCGGATTTCAGAAACAGTCTATTCCTTTTTATGTAATAAGTACGTATTAATTATTACTCAGCTTGATTATTATAGAGGTAGTCACATACGACCTCTAATAAACGCTCACCATGTGTATCTGGTATAGCAGGTTCATATGCTACATAACTAGGCTTGTACGAATCGAAAAGCTGACCGGATTTTTTATATAAATAAATGCCCACTAAACCCAACTCAGTAGTATCACATTTAAACTTATATTTAGCTAATTTATAATCACCAACACTTAAACCATCTTTCGTAAGATCATTATCTATAACCATTTTTACCCAAGCTTCAGCATACTTTAGTGAATCAGATGTTGATACTATTCTGTTAGGGTCCAATGAATATGTATATTCACTACCATCAGCTACTTTGATCCAATCAGCTTGAGCCACAACAGGAATGGCAATAATTAAACTTAATAATAATTTTTTAAACATAACTTCCCCCTTAGAATTAACTAAATTATAACAGCCGTAAAAATTTAATCACATGCAGAAAGTAGCCATTTCGCCTTTTCCTGACTTCACATGATGGAATCGGACCATACACCTAATTCAGATAGAAATAGGAGTACGACTAATCAAAGCATGAAGGAAAAGGCGCGCGATTTTTTTAGGTGGGTTAAGCAGGTACGGAATACCTACTTAATTTCTAATTTAAAATTAGGGTGTTGTCCTGCTGCTATTAGAAACAAGGTCCATGTTTGCTTATTCGGCTTAGCTTTAGCATTCTCATACTTGCGCCATAAAGCGTCATCTGTAAGTCCTGCAAGCTTCGCGGCTTGGGCTTGAGTAAGTCCTAGATCTATTCGCAGATCTTTTATGTCTTCAGGTTCAGGAGCTTC